GTAGAACCTAATGTCTGGTCTCGACATTTTCGATTCGGACCCGTTTTCGCTGCAGAGCTTGACGGCCCGGGTCAACAAGCTTCCAGAGGTGCCGCTGCTCATCGGCAATCTCAACGTGTTCGAGGAGGACGGCGTCGACACCACGGTTGTCTCCATCGAGCGGCGCGACGAGGGACTTACGCTGGTCGGCTCTTCACCCCGCGGTGGTGCCGGCGAAACGGTGGGCGGCGAGACGCGCGATCTGCGCGCCGTCCGCGTTCCCCACTTCCAGCGCGATGACAGTGTGATGGCGGAGGAGGTGCAGAATGTCCGCGCCTTCGGGACCGAATCGGACCTCGAGCCGGTCATGGACCGCGTGGATCGTAAGATCGCGCGTCACACCCGCTCGCTCGACTTCACTCTGGAGAACCTGCGGCTCGGCGCCATCACCGGCATTGTCTTGGACAAGAATGGGGGGGCGCTCCTCAACCTGTTCACGACGTTCGGCATCCCCACGCCGACTGCGGTGGACTTTGCTCTCGGCTCGGCGTCGACCGATGTCCGAGGCAAGTGCGCAGCTGTCCTTGATGCAATCGAGGATGCCCTGGAAGGGGAACAGGCGCCACGGGTGTTTGCCCTGGCCGGCGACACATTCTTCGAGGCTCTCGTCACCCATCCCGAGGTCAAGGCGACCTATGCGAACTGGCAGGCCGCTGTCAACTTGCGCAGTGACCCTCGGTTGCCGTTTCGAGTATGGCGGCATCTCCTGGGTCCGCTACCACACCCGGCCAAAGGCAAGGAAGGCGAGGGGGAACGTGCCGATGATCGGCGACAAGACGGCGCGCTTTGTTGCCGCGGGGGTACCTGAGCTCTACATCACCCGGTTTGCGCCGGCAGACTACGAGGAGACGGTTAACACGATCGGCCTTCCCCGCTACGCCAAGCAGTACCCGATGCCAAATGGCAAAGGCCGACAGATCGAGGTCCAGAGCAACCCGATTTGCCTCTGCACCCGGCCGGAGGCACTGCAGTTCGCCACCACGGCATAAACTGGCCCATCGATGACCTTCTTTGATGACGTGCTGGGTCACGTGGACATGGCGGTCGACGATATTTATGGGGAGTACTTCGGCTACGAGCCGAGGGCAGAGACGATCAACGGCGAAAGCCGGGCCGATTCCGATCGCACAGCACTTGCCCAGGTGCGCGGGGTGTTCAGTGACGAGGCGCAGCATCTCGCCGCGCGTGCGGATGGAGGCGGGGGCCTTTCGCCGGGGTACATATCCGACCCACCCCGCTTCTCCTTCGTCCAGTCCCAGTTACCCTTCCCTGTTCGGCGGTTGGACAGGTTCGCGCGGCTGAGGGACGGCACGATTTATGAGGTCGTTGCCGTCCTGCCTGACGGCGTCAACCGGACCAAGGTCGAACTCGTGGAACTGCCGTGATCAAGCAGAGTCCGGATCAACCTAAACGATGATCAGGACCGCGCTCCGCCTGAGCACGCAGGCCGCGCTGATGAACGGGGGCTCTGCGCCATATCCGACGCTGGCACTGGACAAGGTCTACGACAGCCGCAAGGACGACATCACCGACCTGGTCGCGGCTCAGCGCTTCCCTGCGATCATCATCCGCACCGACGAGGACACACGCAGCTTTCGCGATCCGCGGAACCTGATGGCGAGCAACGCCCCCGTGAACAGGGAGATCGCGCTGCGCATCGAGTTCGGCATCCTGGTGGCGTCGAAGGTGAAGAATGCGGATGGCACGATCAGCGATACGGCTTCCTGGCCGCAGTCCGACGCTTCGCTCGAGGCGCTGATCGACCTCATGGAGTGGCAGATCGAGAACGCACTTCGCGGCTTCGCCACGCCGTGGTCGATCGACTGGGACTTCTGGGGACTCTATTCGATCTCTTCAATGCCGATATGGGCCAACCCCGACGAGGGCCGTCTACGCCGCGCCGTACGGGAGATGACCCTGATGGTACGAGGCCCCTTCGAACGGCGGCCGAAGCCGATCGCCGTCGTCGACGGTCCGGCTGCCAAGGCCATTCCGCTGCCGCTTGCTGATGTGATCGATAACCTCGCCAGGAATGGTGGAGGCGAGCTGCGGGAATACGCCACTCGCCTAAAAGCGCGCCTTCTCGGCCAGGAGCTTCCGGTTTCGCCCGAGTACCCGATGTTGAAGTCGGTGAGCATGCAGACGCCGGCTCCCAACGTGCTCGGGACCGAACTGCTCGACCAGAGGAGCACCAGATGAAAGGAGCTGCCCCATGACAACCGCGTTTGTCAGGCCCGCCACCGGCCTCACCGTGCCGAACACCGATATGGGTGTCGGCGTCTACTTCGACCCAGCCGGCGAGACCGTGGAGGTGACCTCCGCGGTGCAGCGCCTGATCGACGGCGGCGACCTCATTGTGAGCACGCCAGCTGGGCCTGACGCCTCTCGGGTTATTCTGTCGGAAGCCAACGGCTCGCTCTCCCGCGATACCATCACCGTGGGCGCCGGTGCCGGCGCGCTGGTTGTCGGCACGGTGCTGGGGAAGGACAGCGAGCATGGCAAGTACTTCCCAAGCCCGGCTACCTCCAGTGCTGGCACGGATACCGCGATCGCCGTGCTGCTCTATCCCGTCGATGCCACGGCGCTCGACGCAGTGACCGCGGCGCTCACGAATTATGCCGAGATCGCCGGGGCGGAGCTCACCTATGACGCCTCGGTGAACGACGACACCAAGAAGGCGCTGAAGGCGACCCAGCTTCGGGCGGTCGGCATCAAGGTGCGCTGAAGGTGGGGCTATCAACCGACAGGAGCGTGCTCCCATGACGATCGACTTCTCCAACATCCCGTTGCCCTTCCTGCCGCCGCTGTTCTTCGCCGAGGTGCAGCCGGGAACGGCGCCCCTCGCGCAAAGCCTGCGGGCGATGCTGATCGCCACGCCGAACACCGCGGACGGCAGTGGCCGGGCCAACACGCCCTATGCACTGTCCGGGCTGCTTGCCCAGAAGTACGGCGGCCGCGGTGGCATGCTGTCCCACATGTACCAGCGCTTTCGTCAGAATGCCCCGTTCGCGGAGGTTTGGGGCATTCTCTGCCCGCCCACAGCCGGGGCAACCGCGGCACAAGGCTATCTGAAGGTCACCGGCACGCCGCCCGTCAGTGGGGCGCTCGTGCTCCGCATCGGCGGCCGAATGGTGCATATCGCGGTGCGGAAAGCGGATTCCATCGCGGTCACCGCGGCGAAGATCAGGAACGGCATCAACGGCATCGCGGACCTGCCGGTCACGGCTGCACTTCACGTCGGGGAAAACGCGCGCGTGGACCTCACGTGCAAATGGAAGGGCGCGAGCGGCAACCAGATCCAGATCGAGACGACTTTCTGGGGCAAGGATGACGCGATCGGCAGCATCATCAGCCGGTACGCAATGACTGGGGGCACCGGCATGTTCGATATCGCTTCCGCGCTCGATGCCCTGAACAAGTCGAGCTTCGACGTATTTGCTTCCGGATTGCACGGCTGTGTGTCCGTGGACAGCGTATCCAACTTCATGCAAGGGGATGACGGACGCTGGTCGCCGTTCCAGCAGGCCTACGGGCACTGGTTCATGGGCTATAGCGCATCCTATGCCACCCTCATCACCACAGGGCTGACCTATAACGAACCGCACGTGTCTGTGATGGGGACGGTCAATTCGCCGACGCCGGAATGGGAATGGGCCGCCGCGATCGGCGCGCACGCCACGGCGCACTGGGCCACACCCCCGGAGCTGTCGCGGCCGCTGCAGACTCTGCGGCTGGAGGGTATTCTTGCCCCCAACTCGCTGGCCGACGCCTTCACCACGACCGAGGACCAGGCGCTCCTCAACGCCGGCATCTCCACCTACATGGTGGACGAGGCCCACAACGTCAGCATCCAGCGTTTGGTCACCATGCGCCGGCTCAACGACTGGGGTGATGCTGACCCGAGCTGGCAGGATGCGGTGACCATGTTCCAGACGATGTACTTCGTCCGGCGTATGCGTCAGGCCATCACTTCGGCGTTCCCGCGCGCCGCGCTCAGCGATAAGGACATGGGCATTCCCGGGTTCGCATCGCCCTCGCAGATCCGCGACGTCTACATCCACGAGTACCGGTCAATGGAGGCCCTGGGGCTCGTGGAGAACTCGGACGCCTTCGCCTCGTCGATCATTGTCGAGCGCAACAAGGTGGACCCGAACCGCGTAGACTCGCTGATCCGCCCCGACTTCGTCAATCAGCTGCGGGTCGTGGCCGCCCTCGTCCAGACATTCCTGCAGGCGGATAGCGCCACGACGGCGACTGCCGTCGCCTAGGCGGACCGCGGGCGGTCGTTCCCGCGTTTCTTTCCCATCGAGAGGACTGAGCAATGCCCGACGTATTCAATACGGTCGTCGGCGGCCGTGTGTATCTCACCTGGTACGGTGGCACCGATAGCCAGAACCTTCAGCAGCGGCGCGTCGAGGCCACCGGCACGATGCGTATGCGCGTCACTGGCCAGAAGCGCGACGCCAAGGTGACAGCGAGCGGCAAGCTCGTCGGCACGGTCGAGGCGGCCGCCTATACGACCGAGGTCGATCTCTACAAGATCGAAGGCAATGATCCGATGGAGATGTGGACCGCGGCGGTGAAGGTGAACATCACCTTTATCGAGCAGGACACCGCGCGAACTCACTACTTCACCGGCGCCTATGTCCATGGCGAACCGGAATACGACCCAACGCAGGGCACGATCACTGGCATGCGCTTCGCCACCGACCAGTACAGCACCAACTGATCAAACCCAGGAGCACAGGCTTATCATGGCCAACGACAGGGAGTACGAGTTCCAGCTTTCGGCGCCGCTGATGGTCCACGGCGAGGCAGGCCCAAAAGAAGTCACCTCAATCAGCCTGCGCAGGCCGAGTGCCGGCGACGTGTTCGACCTCGGCAACCCCTTCCAGTTCGTCGACCTTCCCGGTCCTGAGGATCCCGCGACGGGCAAGCGCCCCACGACCGGCGGCGGCATCGAGATGCGCCTCAATGGCAAAGTCCTGTCGACATGGATCGTCAGGCTCTCGGGGCTCGACGCGGGTGTGATTCGCAGCCTGGAACCCGGCGATCTTCAGGCCATGATGACCTGGCTCGCCGGCTTGCTCGCCCCCGTGGGCAGGGAGCCGCAGGCAACAAAAAACTCAATGAGCTGATCGAGGAACTTGTCTTCGGCGGTAACCTCGATCCAGCGACGGTCATGACCATGCCGCTGTCGGACCTGTTCTTTTGGTATGAACGGCTGGTCTCATGGGCTCACCGCCACAACCCCAACCCAAAGCGGCGCAATGGCCAGTGAAAACCTGGAGACGAGGGTCGTCGTCACCGCTCAAGACGATACCGGTGGCACGCTCCAATCCATCGCCAAGGGCTTTCAAAAGCTCGGCCTCGAGCTGCGCCGAATGGCGGAAGTGGGCGGCCTGGGCAAGATCAGGGAAGGGTTCGAGCGCGTCCATGAGTCCTTCGGCCGCATCCGCGAGGCGGCCGAGCCGATGCTGTCCGTTCTCGGTGCGATCGGTGGTGTTTCGATAGGTATCGGCGTCGGCGAGCTCGCGAAGTCGTTGCAGGAAGCCTCGGAGTCCATGCACGACTTCAGCGAAACGGGCAAGCTTCTCGAGATAGACCCCCAGGCGCTGCGTGTATTTGCGCAGGTCGGGAGGACCGTCGACATGCAGTGGGGGGAGACGAAGCAGGCGCTCCTCAGCGCAAACGACGCCTACCAGAATGTCCAGCTCAACATCGGCCGCACCACACATCAGTTGGAGATGATGGACCCGGCTCTCATCGGGCAGTTGAAGGGCGCGCACGATTCCAACGAAGCCTTCTCCATTATGATTGCTTCGATCCATCAGTTGATCGAGACGGGTCAGAAGGCAAAGGCCGCGCGGCTGAGCGAGATCCTGTTCGGCACGGTCGACTTCGTCAAGATCGCCAGCATGTCGTCGGACGAGTTCCAACGAACGATGGCCGAGACCGCTGCCACCATGGGAACCGTGACCAAGGCGCAAATGGAGGGCATCGACAAGTACCACGAAACCATCCAAAAGATACAAGGCGCATGGCAAGGCGTCCTCGACCAGATCGTGGGCAAGATGGCGCCCGAGCTGACGAAGGCGCTGGAAGGCGTAACCAGCTATCTCCAGGTCCACGGCGCAGCGATCGTCGATGGCGTGTCCAGGGCCATCACCGGCTTTGTGCAGGCGATGGAAAAGTTCGACTGGGCGGCTTTCGCCGACACGGTCGGCAGGATATTCGGCACCATCGGGGGCATCGTCGATTCCATGGGCGGCTGGCGAAACGTGATGCTCGTCCTCGTCGCAATCAAGATCGTCCCTTTCATCGTCGATCTCGCCGCGGCCTTTACCACACTAGGGGCAGCAATCCTGACGACGCCGATCGGCTGGCTCGGCCTGCTTGCCGTTGCCGGCTACGAGATCTATCAGAACTGGGGCAGCATCGCGGCGATGCTCGGGCGCGTCGGGAACGCGATCAACGAGTTCTCAAAGAATGCGCTCGGCATCGACTGGAAGGCACTCGGGGCCACCGCGGCGACTTGGGCGCGGCAGTTCGCCGACGGCCTGAGCAGCGCTTACGCCGGGATCAAGGCCTTTATTGGTGACCTGGTCACCTTCTTCGCTGACGCCGATGCGAACATGCGGAAGTGGCTCGCGAGGGTTTCGGATATCTTTGGCGGCTTTGACCTGGGTGCCGCGGGCAAGCGGATATTGCAGTCGCTGTGGGCTGGCATGCAGGGCGCTGAGAGTTGGATAGAGGAGCAGGTTCGGAGCCTTGCACTCGGGCTCGCGCAACCGTTCATCGGGGCGACCGATTGGATCGCTGGCAAGATTGGCAGCCTGGCTAATGCCTTGTCGGCGCTCGACCTCAAGGGCTGGGTCGCGGCGGCCGGAAATGCGATGGGCAGCGTTACGACCATGCTGGTGAACCTGACCGCGCCGCTGGATAAGTGGGTTGACGAGGTGGTGAAACAACTGG